TTTCGCAGGACTCATGTATAAAACATCTGGGCTTATTAACGGCATCCAACTCATTGTTGGGGTTATAGCTAAACCATTCGTCCAGTGCCTGTATGCCTATCTGCTCCTGTCTTCCGTCCGAGGGAACAAAGTGAAAGTCAAAATTTTCAAAGGAAGCAAATAAGTCCAAGTTGTTTTCGTTTTCCCTAGCAAAGTATCTGGAATCCCCTATGCGTTCAAATACCTCTATCCCCAGTTCGTCCTCAATGTCCGCAAAGAGTTCGCAGTATCCCTGAACGTCGTATCCTATCTTTTTGGAAGCTGGACCATACTTCCACTTCTCCCCGAACAATGCCCACTCTCCGTATTGCGACCTCTCTGGAAACTCCTTGGTTATATATATCTCTCCGAGTTCGTTTACTGCCGCCCACAAGGCACAGAAGTTCCTATTGCCCGCGGGATCAACTACTTGGTAGTGAGTGTATTCATCGGTCGATACGTCTGGGAACGTCATACCCACAGCGTTTTCCTCCTCGCCCAGCACTTGCACCTCAGTGGAAAATAGGGGTAGCAGAGAAGTAATACTCTTGACGGGGATTCCGTAAGCACGAACCATGATCTCCTCGTCTGGACGACCCATTAAGTCCTTCTTTATACGATCGTATCCCCCAAAGGGGTTCTCGTCGGAGTGCAAGTAGACAACAGCGGCATCCCTAGATGGGGCATATTGAACGACGGGGACTTGCTCGCCACGAAGGAGTTCTGCGGATTTGGTAGCTAGGGTTCTTGCGTTCTTTTGGTATTCGGCTACGAAGGGTGTAAAGCCGTCAATGGGGGTAAAGCCCAGTAGCATTTTTGAATTCCTAGTAGCTAGGCGAAAGCGTAGGGTGTTTACGAGTGCCGCATCCCCCAGATACTCATCCAGCCAGCTACCTATGTTTAGCTCTGGGTTGTTCTTGAAACCGAACTCGAAACCCTCAAGGATAGTCTGGTTATTAGAAAACTGGGTATATGTCTTGAAGTCCACACGGGTTCTAGTGTCTGGGAAGATAAAGGATGCCCCCGTAAATCCGTTCTGCATAGAGAAGTTAATGTAGCCCTCTATACTCTTGGTTTTCTTTTTGAACTCCTTGGGCATCATTTCCCAAATTGCGGCTTGCTGAACCTTGACGGAGGTGTCCGCATTCTGGCTAAAGCAAACGATGTGTCCGTCGGGGTTGTTAGTAACGGCTTCCATTACGAGCTTTGCACACCCCGTGGTTTTTCCCGACCTATTGCCCCCCAAGGCTAGCACTTCATTATACTCATTTAGACCCTCTCTTATCCTTCCCCAGCCCTCTAGGTCAAAACCATGACGCAGGGGGTCATCCTGAGATGCCCGTATAAGCCCCTCACGCACCCTATGAAGCTCTTGTAGGGCTTTGGGGTCACTCTCCCCCAGAAGGACTATCTCCTCGTCTGTGGGGGCTTCTATTAGGGGGTGCGGGGTAAATGTTAGTTCCATTATTCTTCGTCCCAAATTACTTCTATATTGTCGTCTCTAAAGTCCAAGGATGCTTCTCTTAATAACATCCTAGCTACGGAAACCGTTGTATACTCGGACTGCACTTCTCCTTCTTCATCCAAAACTATAATGCAGTAGTTGGGGTAATGTTCACCGAGTATTTCTTTTAACTTATCAAGAACCTCCTGATCCATCAGAGTCCTCCTCGGTTACAATTTGAGCTTCAATGGATTCCTCTTTTATTTTTTCTATACGCTTCCTAGCGGCTATGAGGGTCTCGTTGAAATCCTCTACGGTGTATGTGTTCTTTACATCAACCACCTGAGAAGCCTCGCCCCTAGCGGTCATAGCTTGCCTCTGGGAATTAGCCTTGGCTATTGATATTTCCTTTAGGTCTCTGAACTCTGGTTCATAGCCTCCTTCCAGCTTCACCCGAAGGGCATCAATCATATCTTCTTCTAGGGATTCTAGATTAAGATAACTCCTAGCGGCTAACTGCCCTCCTAGCTCGCGAAAGGAGTTTGTGTGATCCGAGTAATCGGACAATACGGCTACGATGGTAGTCCTAGGTATGCTGTGCCTGCGGATCATGTTCGTCTGCGAACATCCCAGTGCGTGCAGGTAAAGTATCTTAGCTACCTTTTCTGGGTTGTGCCTAGATAGGCTTTTGAGCTTGGATGCTTCTTTCTCACGCTGAATAGTCACAATAGCATTAGAGATGCTCTGCATCAACTCATCTTTCTCTTCACCCTGTTTCAATTCTGCAACTGGCTTTTCCATACCCTTTTTTATTTTTGTAATAACCCTTTGCAATTCTGCAATAACCCATTGCAATTTTGCAACACCTATACCATTATAGATACATTATATATATAATTATAAGGGCTACAATGATTATAGCACCCGCGAATTTGATTTCAATGTCATTCATGAATTTTTCTTATGACTTCTGGGCTTTGGATTGTCAAGCTAAACCCAATCGGAATGTGAATTTTTTTATGGGGTTGTTTATATATATATAGAAATTCTGTCGTTGATTTTTGCAGACCCCCTCCTCCCCATGTATCCAGATTTCCACTACAAACGGGCGTAATCTGACGTAAGTCGTTGATACACAGCTACTATGGACAGATCTGAGCCTAGCTAACCTAGCTAATCTAGCTAAGTCACTGGTTATCAGTTACTTGTGTCACATATAAGGTAGTAAAATGTTTCTCCTTATGGAAATGTATCAAGAATCCCACTACAAGTATCCATATTAGGGGAGTGGAAAGGGGTATGGTTTGCTCAACTTATCCTAGCTACCCTTCTAGCTAGATTCATAAGTCGTTGATTATCAATACTATGGACAACACTAGGAAAACGGGGTCATGGAGAGATAGTTGAGAAAAACCTTCCAATTATTTGATAATCAGTTTATAATGGTGGCTCGTTCTTTTCCAGTCTCGCCCAGCAATGAGCCAGACAGAGTTAGCTAAAGCTAGCTACTTCGCCAGCCAGCGTTACCGCTGAGTAACATTATCCGATATCTCGACATGGAGAGATGGGGATCAGTTGCCAGCCAGTTGGGTGAGCCAAGCACAATGACTCCATGCAGTTACCGCTCCACTTTGATCATCCCTTGATGTATGTGCCAGCAGACTCAGAGCCAGTGACATCGATCACTGAGCTAGGTTATAAGTTGCCAGTTGGGTCGGCAACGAGACGAGACCGAAACGCGAAAGCGTCCAGTGCTATCTGCACTGCTGATGAGGTCAGACTATCCTCGTATCAATAAAACCAATACAGAAAGAATACATATGAAAAACAAAAGCGATAACAACACATGGGCAGTAATCACACGTAAAAGTATATTCGTAGATGCACCATCCGAAACCTACTACTTCAAGAAACTGGATGAGGCAAAGCAGTTTATGGATCGCATACTCAGATTGCCACTGGACAATGAACAGGCACAACTGGTCAAGGTGATGGAGTGGCATGAGCAGGAGGAAAACTGCACTGACTACCACACTGCCATCGGTCATACTTACGAAGGCTAACAGATCGAAACACCCTCATGGGTGTCTGACGGTATCTCCGTCACTGATGAGATCAGTATCAATAAACCAAATACAAAAATAGATATGACAATAGAATATATAACATTCGGAGTAATCGATAACCTAGTAATGATCATCGGAGCCATGACTGGCTACGAGGTTGAACGCTACTTACCTAAGTCTCTCCAGAAAGGTCTGGGTGCAGTGGTGGGTGCAGGTCTGGGTAATGCGTCCAGTGACTGGCTGGGTGGAGTGGTAGCTGGCAACATGGGTATGGCTAATGGCACTGCACTTGGTTGCATCATTGGTCTGGGATTCATACCAGCCATCATCCTAATCAAGAATCTTCGTAAGAAGTAATAAACGTATCAACAAACCAAATACAAAAATAGAAAGAATAGATATGAAAACAAAAACAAAAGACACAGCAACACTCCTCCGCAACTGGCTCAACGATAACTATCTTATCGAAGACCAAGCTAGGCTAGCTAAG